TGAAGCAAGTAAAACACGACTTACTTTTGTTTTACTATGTCGGGCAAACCAACACGACTTACACCTATGACCTGAACCAGACAACACAATTTGCTTACCCTTTAATTTCAAGTTACTCCGAATTTCCAACGACTGAAAATTCATATAGTTTGGCGTTCGGTTTAGAAACTACCATCCAAGGGGATATGGCAACCAAAACGATGTTCACCCAGTATTGGCAAAAGTATTTATCACGCCTATTCTCATCAAGAAGCCGTGTGGTTTATTTCTCTGCTATCTTACCCGTTGGTGAATGGTTGAATTTGCAAATGAATGACACGATTGCCGTGAGTGGTAATTACTACAAAATTCAGCAAATAGAATACGATATGCTGAATGAACGTGCATCGCTTCAATTAATCAGTTATCCTGATGTTGACATTTTACGAATCGCCTCTGATGGAATTACACCAAGTTGGGAAAATGCCACAAGCAACCCAGCAGGTACAACCCTTTTGAATGGTGATATAGTTGGAAGGGCAATTACCAACGCCATCCCCTTGGTGGGTGGTGGCTTGTCAACTGGTACACTTGGAAAAGTTGAGTATTTAGATTCCAATACAAATTGGCATCAAGGTAGTTTGAATGAGTTGGTAAAAAGAAAACGAATCAAAACGGGGCAAGGACTTGACCAAACGGTTACAATTCCAACAAATGAAACTTATGTTGTTGTGCCATTGACAACCGAGTATCAAACTGGTGACACCCAAGACTTGGTATTTTCAACGGCTACCGATTCAATAACGCCCTTGTATGGCGGTCAATTTAAAATCACTGCCGAGTTATCTTATGAACACGGACAAAGCCACGATTTGACATTCGCAATAATGGTTGGCGGTAAGCCTACTTTTTCAATTGCGGTATTAACCTCCAATAAAGGTAATGCAACTTTGAACGGGTACTTTGACATTCCTTTGTCAGCACCTATACAAATGGCACTAAAAAAATCAAGTGGAAGTAGTCACGCCATAGATATAGGGGTGGCAACGCTAATGGTTGAGCATATATGATAACACAAATAATTAAATTAGTCCAAACTAACGAGTTTTATGGCGTTAGTTCAAATGTAGAGATAGCCAAAGGGGCGTACCAATACGCCACAACTTGGAAGCAAACATTTAAAAAAGTAAAAAGATGGCAGAAAAAATAGTCATACCAATAGAGGTACAAGGCTCAAAGGCAGTTAAAGACATTAACAAAGTCAATGATGCCCTTGATAATACGGGCAAGGCTGCCGAAGGTAGTAAAAAAGGCTTCGGAAGTTTAGCGGGGCTTTTAAAAGGCGGTCTTGGTATTGGGGCGGTAATGTCATTACTTGATAGCCTTGGCGGTGCATTGATGGAAAACCAAAAAGTTCAGGATTTAATGAACAAGGCTATGGTGGTTTTTCAGGGCGTTGTCAATGGAGTTATTGAAGTTCTTGAACCATTGTTTGGATGGTTGGAAAAAGTATTCAAGGATCCAGTTAAATCAATCAAGGAATTTGGCGAATTGGTTAAGCAAAATTTGATTAATCGTTTTAACGGATTATTGGAATTGATACCGCAATTAGGTAAAGCACTTTCATTATTATTTAAGGGTGAGTTTACCGAGGCTGGTAAAGTAGCGGTTAACGCCTTTGGAAAAGTTGCACTTGGTGTTGAAGATACCGTTGGGTTAGTTGAAAAAGGTGTAAAGGTGGTAAGTGATGCGGTTGTAAAAATAGGCAAAGCCACAAAGAAAGCATTTGACAACAAAGATGCCCTTGCGGCTGCCGAAAATAACCTTGCGAGATTATCAATTTTGTTTCAGGGTATCGTTGAGAAATATGATTTGATGGCTGAAAAGCAAAGGCAGTTGAGGGATGATGAAACCAAAACCATTGAAGAACGTATAAAAGCGAATGAGGAATTATCAAAGGTATTAGATGAAGGGCAGAAAAAAGAACGTGAAAACATTGAAGCCCGTATTGGCATCATCCAAATGCAAAATAATCTTTTGGGTAAAACCAAAGAACGGACAAACGAAATATTATCACTTCAACAAGAATTAACGGGAATTGACGCTAAATACGCTGGTCTTAAATCCGAGCAATTAACAAATATCAATTCACTTGAAAAAGAAAAAATCGAGTTAAAACGTGCCGAGGTTGAAGGCACACTTGAAGCGAATAAGATTATTGCAGATAGCGAAGCGGAATTGGCTGCCGAGGGAATGGATCAGTTTGAGAAAAAGATGGCTGCCATCCAACAGGAATACGAAGCCCGTAGAAAGTTGCTTGATGATGAGGTAAGCCAGTTGAAGGAAGGCACACAAGCCTATGTTGATGCAACCAATGAAAAGAAAGTTTTGGATGCTCAATATACGGCAGACACAAAAGCCCTTGCAAAAGAACGTGCGGACTATGAAACCGAACAGGCGAAATTAGTTGCTGAAAACCAAATGAGTGCCGTGATGGGTGCTTTAAGTGGTGTTCAATCATTGGTAGGTGAAAATTCAAAATTTGGTAAAGCCCTTGCAGTATCTATGGCAATAATTGACACTTATTCAGGTGCAACAAAAGCACTTGCCCAAGGTGGTACATTTGGCTTTATTGGTGCTGCTGGTGTTATCGCATCGGGTTTGGCGAATGTCAGAGCCATTATGCAACAAGAATTGCCAGGCGTTGAAGGTGATAGTTCGGGCGGTGGAGTTTCAATGACTGCACCCACAGGACCAAATGTGGGTATAATTAGCGGTCAGATAAATTCATCGGCTCAATTACTTGGTAGTTTGAATAATTCATTAAGCACCCCACCAAGGGCATACGTTGTCGGTCAAGATGTAAATAGTCAGCAAAGCCTTGATAGGCATATACGCCAAAATGCAACACTCTAAATCATTATCGTTAATTAAGAAATGAAAATCGTTGAATTGATTTTGGATGAAGATAGTAAGGTAAGCGGTATTGATGCAATCAGTATCGTTGAAAGCCCCGCCATCGAATCCAATTTTATAGCACTAAACAACCATCAAGTTAAATTCGCCACCGTTGATACGGATAAGCGGATTTTGATGGGACCAGCATTAATTCCAAATAAACCAATTTACCGAAACCAAGATGGTGAGGAGTTTTATGTTTATTTTTCAAAGGCTACCATTGAGAAAGCAATGCAGTTGTACTTAAAAAAGGGCAACCAACACAACGCCACTTTGGAACACGATGGTAAAATTAATGGTTTAACCTTGGTTGAATCTTGGATAAAGGTAGATGCTGAAAAAGATAAGAGTGCAGCCTATGGGATGAATGATCCAGTAGGTACTTGGTACGTTTCAATGAAAGTTGATAACGAAGAAATATGGCAAGAATATGTGAAGAGTGGTAAAGTAAAGGGATTTTCCATTGAAGGTTTCTTTGCGGATAAATCAACCACTATGAGCAAAGAAGAAGTTATGTTAACAGAACTAAAAAAATTATTAAAACAATATGCAAAAGAAAGTTAGAAATATCAACCTTGCATTGGTTGACGAATTAAAAACGAGAATTGACGAAGCAAAACAAAAAATTGACGCAGTTAAAAAAAGCGAAAAAGATTTGTTAGATATTTTTGATACCGCTTCAAGATTTGCTGATAAATTGGATTCAGAATTCAAAAATGGCACATCTTTGAGCAATGTGATTTCAAAGTCAATAGATAGAACATCAACATTAGCCAAACAACTTGGTATTGATGTTAATTCTCTTTCAGAGGTTAAACAAGTTTTGGCATTACAACAAGAACTTGAAAAGGCAATGATGAACGCCGAAAGTACATTAAAGGCATATCGTTCTTTGTAAAAACCCAACACCATTTAAACCAATCGTTAATTAATTATATGAGCAACGCAAAAGACATCCTTAACCGTGTATACGATATAGTAATGGGTAAGGAATCAACCGAGGAAACAAAGGTTGAATTAGCACAGGTAAAAACAATGGATGGTGAAGCCATCTTTGATGCAGAGGCGTTTGAAATAGGTAATGCAGTTTTCATCGTAACCGAAGAAGGTAACATCCCCGTTCCAATGGGAGAATATATGCTTGAAGATGGAATGAAAATTGAAGTTGATGAGCAAGGCGTTATCGTTGAAGTTTCAATCGAAGGCGAAGAAAAAGAAGAGGAAATCGTTGAAGAAGTTATCGAAGCAAAAGACGAAATCGAAAAAGAAGAAACAGGGATGATGGAATCAATGCCAAAAAAGGTAGTGAAATCTAAAACCGAAATGGAAGAATCTTATTTCTCTAAAATTGAAACTCGTTTATCTGCTATCGAGAAAGCCAACGAAGATTTGAAAGCCGTTAACGTGCAGTTATCTGCCGAGAATGAAGAGTTGAAAAAGCAACTTGCTGAAAGCCCAGCAGAACACACAAAGTTCAACCCCGAAGCCACTACACAAACCAACGTACAATTTAAACTTGGTGCAAGAAGAGGCGAAACAATCCAAGATAGAGTATTTAACCAATTATTTTAAAAACCAAAAATCATGTCTAATAGAAAAATTCATTTAAGCGGACCTACTATCAGTCCAAACACCTACGCTGGTCAGTTTGCTGGTAAATACATTGCCGCAGCACTTTTGTCAGGTGATACCCTTGCAAAAGATTTAATCACTGTACACCCTAACGTGGCGTTCAAGCAAGTTATCCGTAACTGGCAGAACACCGTTGCCGTTGCTGATGCAACTTGCGACTTTACTGATTCAAGTTCAGTAACTTTGGGTGAATACGTTTTGACCACAACTGAAAAACAAGTTAACTTGCAGTTGTGCAAAAATAACTTGCGTACAACTTGGGAAGCGGCTGAAGCGGGTTACTCTGCATTTGAAAAATTACCAGCTTCGTTTGAAGAGTTCTTGTTGGCACAAGTTGCTGCCGAGGTTGCTCAATCAATCGAATTGGGTATTTGGAAGAGCAATTTGTTCTATGATTCAGCGGTTACTGCTGGTCAAGATGGTATGTTCGGTTACTTGGCTGATAACTCTGCAATCGCAGTAACAGGTTCAGGTGCAACAACTGGTTCAAACGTAGTTGCTCGTTTACAAGCGATGTTGGATGCTTCTCCAGCTGCTTTGTACGGTAAAGAAGGATTCCAATACTATGTAGGTCCAACAACTATGAAGGCT